CATAAGCTTGACCTGCTTTGAAGAGGGATTCATAATATTTTCGAGTCTTCTTTGGTTTTTGAGACTCGGGAGTAATTGTCAATTTTTCAACGCAAAACCTTTTCATGCACACACCTCAAATAAAAAGCATTGCGGCGACGAAGACAAAGGCCGAAACAAGAACGAGAAAATCTCGGAAGTTCCAAATCTTTTTAGAAGTCATTCCATCGTTACGACGCTTACCAGCACCAACTACATGAATTTCGTTACGCATCTTAACCTCCAACGAATCAACAAATATAGAATAACCTAAAATTCGGTCGTTGTAAAGTCTTTTTATTTTGGTGCCTCCATGAAGTACTTCCCTTCATTCCCCGCCTTATGAGGACGGTGCATCAATTTAATGCTTTGGAGGCATATTATTCAATCCGATTTTGGATTTCGATAATCTGCCTGAATAAAATCCCTCTGGGATTTCTTCCGTATTCTTTAGACGTTTCTCAACAATCCCGTTGTTAACAAAAAACGTATTCCCCATAAAAGGAGGGTTTCTTTTACGTCTATGTTCGTAACAATAAATGGATCTTATCGGAGTAGGTGAGTTACAAACACAACAAGTTTTAGGCGTTTTTGGCGAAAATGTTCTACCTTTCACCCAACCTTCAGGGATTTCTCCTTTAATCTTTTTGTTTGCAACCCCATCAGTTATCCAAAAGGAACCAGTTGCTCCATTTTTTTCTCCGATGCGTTGTTTACAAACTCCAGAAAATTTTCGTTTCAACCAACCATACCGTTTGTTTGATCTTGGATTGTCACATGAAGAAACACACATCATATTGGCGGCATAAACCAAAGAAACATTCTCAGGATACATCTTAACAAGAAGTTGATGAGCCACATAATGTTCTTCAGGCGTCAAATCAACCAAATTAACAACATCATCAATTCCACCCATACATTTGGGGATTATATGATGCTTTTCAGTGTATCCTTCAAACTTTCTATTCTTAGCTCGTGTAACCAAACTATCATAAATTCGCTCGTAATTCATTAAATACTCCTTTTCAAGAGTATTTAGCGTTTGCGAACCCCGACATCAACCTTATGAGGGCCGCGCTCTTACCATTTAAGCTATATCGGCAAATGAAACAAATCGAAACTCTATTTTGTGGTCGGCGCTAGGCGCCATCTTTGATCATAGAAAGAAGAGTTTTCATAGGTTTCAAACTTTTCTCCCTCTTTTCCAACCATCGGGAATAAGGGAATCTTTTTGCACTTTTTTATTCTCAATGCCATTTGTTATCCACATGGACCCAAATTGAGAATTTTTCACGCCGGTTTTTGATTTCATACGTTCAGAATGAGCTTTGCGCCATTCTTCTGTATGAGTCTTACCTGAGAAAGTGTCGTATTTAATCTTTCCTTCTGAATGGAGTTTCTTTAAATGTTCGCTGGCAAGCGATCTATTCAAAGACATCTTTTCAACATAAGAAGGATCGTTATAATCTCTTTTTTGAGAAATTTTTCGATTACGTTCAGTCAAATCAATATTGCTATTGATATAGCCAAATCCACCTTTCCCTCCAGGACAAAGATTGTAAACATCTTTTCGGGAAAGAAATTCTTCATTCACTAATTCGGCTTCCTTCGAACGCATATTTTGTTCGTTGTCAAACACATGGAGAATATCTTTAGTGAAATTCTCAACACCATATTTTTCAATGGCTCGACGAAGGTGTTTACCAGAACCCATGTAATCATCTTCCAAAGAAGAAGTTTGATGCATTCCGATATAAATCTTGCCATTCACCTTATTGGTGATTTGATATATTGTATAAAACAGGGGAGCCTCGCAGTCAATAGGATTTACTGACTATTTATACTGCGAGGCTCCCAATGTGGACCGCTCGGGAATCGAACCCGATGACATCGATCTTGCAAGGATCAACCGTAACCCCATTACCCAGCCCGGATAATAATATAATTGGATGGCTAGGCAGGCATCGAACCTGCAGGTGCTCCTGATTCAAAGTCAGGTGGGTCTACCAATTCCCCCACTAGCCAATATTCTTTTGGTTGACTAGGCAGGCATCGAACCTGCATTTTCCCTGATTCAGAGTCAGGTGGGTCTACCAATTCCCCCACTAGTCATAAATATTTTTGGACCCTCAATTCTTTAAATTGATTCTTCCTCTCGAGAATCCATTTTCAAGATACGCATCAAGAAGTTTGATATCAATTTTCTTATTAAGAAGACCATTATTAACCCAACAAAAAGTCACTGAATAACGAGGTTTGTTTGGGTCGTAATTCTTTTTAACGCCTTTGCTGAAAGATTTTCCTCGTCGGAAAAGACCAATTTTCTTTTTAGTTTCTTCTGAAAGAGTTCTCCCAGTTAAAGCCGTAGAAATTTTATTCTTTGTTTCTTCAGAGTGTTTTTTCCCTATTTGGGATCTACCCATGGAAGTTTTCGACTCTTCAGAGAAAATTCTTCCTGCTTTCCACCCATCAGGTATAACGCCTTTAATTCTTTTATTCTCTACTCCGTTTGTTACCCAGAAAGACCCAAACGAACCATTCTTCTCACCCAGTCGTTGCCGAGCTTTTTCACTCGCCGCTAATGAAAATTTTCTTCTCAACCAACCGTAAAATTTGTTATTCCTGGCGATTCTTCCGGAAGAAACACACATCATATTCGCGGCATAAATCAACGAAACATTATCAGGATACATTTTAACAAGAAGTTGATGAGCCACGTAATGTTCTTCAGGCATCAAATCAACCAAGTTTTCTGATTCATCAGTTCCACCCATACACTTGGGAATTATATGATGTTTTTCAGTATATCCTTCGAACTTTCTATTCTTAGCTCGACCGATAAGTTTGGTATAAATTCGTTCGTAATTCATTAAATACTCCTTTTCAAGAGTATTTAGTATTTGCGAACCTCGATCTTCTAGTTCAGAGCCAGACGTCACTGCCGTTGGACTAAAGAGGAATATAAATGGTGCCTGGTGTTGGTTCCGCCCCAACCCCTGCGGTTCTTCAGACCGCCGCTTCCACTAGGTTAGCTTACCAGGCATTCGACCTTTTGAATAACCTTTTTCAAGGAAAATGTAAAGGTCGTTTTTATCTATTTTTTAATAATTCTTCCAAGATACCAACCTACAGGCATCTCATCTAATTTCTTGATCTTTTTGTTTAAAAATCCATTCGTTATCCAAACGGTTCCGTATTGAGAATTTTTATCCCCAACGGATGAACAATTTTCTTTTTTAACTTTGGATATTTTCCGTTTGGTTTCATCTGAGTGACTTTTACCTGTAAAGGTGTCGTATCGAATTTTACCTAAAGAATGAGCATTTTTAAAGTTTCTAGAAGATCGTTCTTTCAATAAAGGATTTATTTTATAAGCTTCAGTCAAGCTAAAAGATATCTTTTTATTTATCTCTTTAAAATTTTTATTTTGATTATTCAAATCGTTCGAGTTCAAATATCCAAACCCACCATGCCCTCCTGGACAAAGATTGTAGGTATCTGATCTTTGAAGAAATTCCTCATTGACGAGTTCTTTCTCTTTAGACTTCATTTCAGCTTCATTGTCAAATACGTGGAGAATTTCTTTCTCAAAATTCTCAACACCATATTTCTCAATGGCTCTTCTTAGAAGTTTCCCAGAACCCATATAACCATCATCTATATTTTTGGTCTTATGCATTCCGATATAGATTTTACCGTTCACACGGTTAGTCGTTTTGTAGATGGTGTATTTCAAAGCGTCCTCGGAGTCAATAGGGTTTACTGACTATTTATACTCCGAGGACGCTGATGCGGGAACGACGGGAATCGAACCCGCGCATAACAGATCGACAATCTGCCGTGTTAAACCACTTCACCACGTTCCCAATACAAATTAGACTTAATCGGAACTCTGTTTTTTATCATCCAAAGAAAAATAGAAAGAAGAGTATTCCATAGAGTCTAAACTGGACCGCCTGAGAGGACTCGAACCTCCAACTCCCAGATTCGTAATCTAGGTTTCTATCCTGTTGAAAAATACAGGCGGATTTAATTTTGGTGGGGTGCCTCGGACTTGAACCGAGAAGCCTTTCATTCTAAGTGAAAGAGGTATGCCTAATTCCCGTCAACACCCCAACGATTTTCAAAAACATTATAATCTATATTTTCTAATATAGATGATGCTTTAGTAAACGAAAATATTTGAGCTTCTTCTAAAAGTTTATCAATATCATCTTTAAAAATGATTCTTAGATCTATTTCATTTTCAGAAAGAACAGCTTTCATTTTAGCTTTGTCTTTCTCATAAAGAAAGCCTTTTACCTCAACATACAAATCATATTTCGGTATATAAAAATCCGGTGTATATGTTCTATGAACGTTATATTTTATTCTTTTTCTACTGAAAACCAAACCACATTTCAAAAGAAACTCAGCAAATTTCAATTCAAGATTTCCTTGAACTTTAACTCCAGAAACATCATACCACTCACACCAACTTGAATTATTTTCTAAAAAATGTATTCTTTTCTCAGATAATTTTCGTTTTGTTTCTATTGTATGTTTTCTGCCTGGTTTCCCCTTCATAACACCTGACCTAGAAACAGACATTCTCAAAACGCTGTCGTTCGTTTCCTTTGTAAGGTCCTTTGCCCATCCTCTATTTATCTTACCAGAACTAGATAAATCATTCCATCCAGGAATTTTACCTTCCTCGTGAGCTTTA